CACGCAGAGCATATGCTCTTATGCCCCATGCTATCCCTTGGGAGAAAGAAGCAACTTGGGCAGGTAAAACAGCAGGTATGACACAAGAAGCACTCGAATCTTGTGCTCGTGGTACTATGTGGACTGACTATGAACCTACTCCTCTGACCCGTGAATGGTTGGAAGAGAACGGATACCTTAATAAATAAATCGTAAGGATAAGAGTATACGATGCCTACAATTGATGGTATTTACAATGAACCTACAGTAAATTTCGTCGGTAAAGACGGATTTTTCTGGTGGGTTGGTGAAGTAGAAGACAATGAAGACCCAATGGAATTGGGTAGAGTTAGAGTTCGTGTTCTTGGATATTATACGAATGTAAGGGGTGGTACTACGGCAGATCTTCCTACCGAAAATCTCCCATGGGCAACAGTGTTGCAGCATACCTCTCAAGCAGGTAACGATGGTCAGGGCGAAAGTTCTGGTCAACTGCAACCTGGTGCGATTGTCATGGGTTTCTTCATGGATGGTGAGAATGCTCAGATGCCGATTGTTATCGGTGTCATGCGGGTTAAAAAATCTGCAGAGAGTATGGATGTAAAGCAATTTGCTTTCACTGGTGAGAAGATGGAACCTGGTGTTGGTGTCAACGTTACAACAATGTCACCAGGCAATCCTAACTCGAGTATGGCAACCACTAAAGAGGAAGGATATCATAGAGCGAAGCAAGATAATACTGTAGATCTTCCTAGTCAGAAAGGTGATAAAAATAGTGCTGCTATTTCTGGTGCTGGTTCTCCTAACAACAGTGGTACTGTCTTAGCAGGTAGTTCAGGTAATCCTATCAAACCTAAAAGTCCTGAGAAACCTATTCCTGCTGCTAACGGTGTTGGTGGACCTTGGAAAACATTGGAGTATGAATTATCATATCTTCTGGAAGATCTTGCAGATCATGCTGGATCTTTGATTCGTGCAGAAGATGGTGACTTTATGGATATCGTCACTGGTAAATTAGTTTCAGCAAAACAACTCACTGTAAGACTTCAAAATTTCTTAGGTGCTGTATTTGCTCAGGTAGTTTCTGCAATGAGACAATCACTTGCTAACCTTGCTGAAGAGTTGGAGTTAGTTAATTTACTTGGTGGTGCAACTGGTGCTCCCTTTGTTGTCTTTACGGTTGTTCAACAAGCAGTAAGTGCAATTCTAAAATCTCTTTGTAATATTGATAGTAAATTAATTAGTTTTATTGAAGATCCTGTTGGAACTGTTATTAGTTACCTTGAGGATTTTCTTGATGGAATCATTGACAAAGCAACAATGGTTATGCAAGGAGTCCAAGCAACCATCGACAGTGTTATCTGCCAAGTTCAAAAACTTCTTGATAATGTTCTCGAGATCGTTGATACCGTCTCAACTATTGTTGATGGTGTAGGTAAAGCACAAGAAATCATTGAAGCATGGAAAGCAGGTAGTGAGATCTTTGAAGAAGGAACAGACCTTCTCAAAAAGGGTATCACTAGTATTACTGGTTTGATTGCACTGTTTATTAAATTTGCAACTGGTGGGTGTAATCGCGAACCAGATGGCGGTAAAGACACTGTAGGTTGGTATCCTCTCTTTGGTGTAACACATTGTACTCCTGAGGAACTTGAAAAGATTAACAAGATCCGAGGAAAGAGTAGAGGTAGTTGTGGTGGTGATGCAGGATCTGGTGGTCTGTTTGACAATATCTTTAATGAAGCAGATCCTTATCTGACTGCTGCTAAGACTTGGTTAGATGGTTCCTATGAAATGTTTGTCGGCACACCTGGTCGCCAGGCAAGTGTAAAGAAATCTGCAAGTGGAACGACAACAACGTCTGTCAAATTAAATCAAAATGAGTATGCCAAGTACAATGCTCGCAAAGAAGTTCGTAAGAAACTTGGTCCTGGTGCTACAGACGAAGAAGTTGAAAAGCAAGTACAAGCATCTGTAAAAGCAGGTAATGATAATAAAGGTGACAGTGGATCATTAGTTGCTGACCATACATCATACGCTGGTAATCATACCGAAGAAGTTCATGGTGATGATTGTAGACAGATTGATGGTGATGGAGTTATCAACATTGACGGTGATTATCGTCTGAAGATTACTGGTGATTGTCACATTGAAGTTGGTGGTGGTTTCTTCCTTGGTGCTGAAGGTTCACCCAAAGTTGTAGATAACCAGGGTGAGAAGAAGAGCGAGAAAGTTCAAAAACATACGATTCGTTTTGGATCTGACGTTGACATCAATACTGTTGGTGCTAAGTTTGAGGTTCAAGGTGCCGAATTTAATGTAGGATCTATCTCCACTAAAATTACCAGTAGTACCTTTGAGGCTAGCGGTGGTAATGGATCAATCTCATATGGAGAAACTATCATTAGTGGTGATAACTCCATCGAACTTGTTACACCTCACTTAGTTGAGATGATCAATACTCCACCTTCACCATTATCTCTTGGTTTGACTGGTATTCGTAGATTTGTTGGTGGTTCTGTTGAGACTATCATGACACCTGCTAGTCTTGGTGCAGATACAATTCCTAGATATACGATTGTTAATCCACTTGGACCTTATTCATTGACCTGCGGCGCGACAGGATACAACTGTAACGTTACTACTGGTCTCTACAATGTTAACGTTGCAGCAGGTGCTATCTCCATGAATGCATCTCTTGCATGTACTATTGTATGTGGCACTGGCATGGTCATAGAATCGGGATTGGCGATGCTGCTTCTCGGTAGGACTGTCTTTATCAACTGATCTCTTGACAGACCTTGCTGCTCCTGCTATACTACATAGGTAGTCAGGAGTTCGCATGGACACCAATCTCGCACACGTCTTCGTCAATTTTTCAAAGCGGTCAATCAACATCGTTGACGATGAAGGATATGACAAGACAGTAAACTGGAAATGGGATTTTGAAGGAGCAGCAGGTTTCTCGGAAACTGTAAGCGAACTAGAGGACATCCTTGATCCTGATATGATTACTTATTGTTTTGCTGTAAAATGATCGGACCTATTGGAATTACACTGCGTCAAGCAGAAGACCATTTTGATTTTCTTATGGACCTAACAGAAACCCAGCGTGTATGTTGGAAAATTACTCGACCTGATGGTAAATCTGCGCTAATGGTTCCTGTCAATGAGGTTCCCCCTGTTTCTGATGAGATTCAAGATCAGGTAGAAGAGTTTCGTAAACAATTTGTTGAGGCAAGGGATGCGACCTGAAACACGCAAGTCAATGGAAATGCTATTCCACGCAAAGTGGAACTTGCCAAAAGCAGCAAAGAATGCTAACCTTACCGATAAGGAAATGAAAATCACATTCAATGAGTATTGTGCTTTTCATCCCCCTACTTATGATGCGAGTGTGGCGGAATCGGTAGACGCACCAGACTTAAAATCTGTTGAGAATTAATCTCGTGGGGGTTCAAGTCCCCCCACTCGCATATGTTTTACTATGTTTTATCCCACATTTTTAACTTCATTTTATTGGTCTTTTCAAGTAAGTAATTTAGAGCAAATACAGGAATATGTAGACTCTCAAACTACTATCGATAACTCACCATTCAACTGGGGCAACGAGTGTTTAATTGATAGAATTGAATTAGATACTGAAGAAGTTCTTGATTTAATAACACCATCTATTAATGAATTTTCAGAGACTTGGAACAGGCAGGCAGAAATAAAAATTTATAACCCATGGATAAATTTATACAAGAGAGGATACTATCAAGAAGTTCATGATCATAAAACTGATTTTGGTGCTACAATAGTATTAAATGACGATGTAGATTTTTCTAAGTTCTATTTTTATAATAGATATAGCAATTGTGTAAGCACTAAAGCATTGTATTTATTCAAGGATCTTTCTACATATGATATAATTTATCCTAAGGTAAAAGCGGGAACAGTATTATTTTTTCCTGGAACGGCACTCCATGGAGTTACTGTTCACAAAAGTGATGTAGTGAGAAAAACATTGTCATTTAATATAGACATTGTGTCATGAAGGTTACTAACTCAAATGAACTAGATAAGTTTCCATATATTTTGATTGATGATTTTTATAATCAACAAGAGTTGGATGAAATCTGGGAAGAATTGGACTATATGTGTAGTCCGAGAAGACTAAACAGAGCGTCCATTGAAAATGGTGGTGCATGGGATCAAGATGAATATGGTAATCAACGATTGCTAAAGCATAATTGGACTATGTGGTTAGACCCTTTCTTTGGGGAAAATAGACAGCATTCAAATATTTTAGATGTAAACAGAAAATTATTTTATAATATGCATCTGTTTACAAATCATCCACATTGGTTAATTAACGATGTTGATGCTCTTCAAAAAGATTTTAGTCAAATCGGATATTATGAAGATAGTGATGTTTATGAAGTCCATAGAGATTTTTCTAGATTGACATGTCTCACTTGGTTTTTTCGAGAACCAAAAAAATTTAGTGGTGGTGATTTACAGTTTCCTTCATTTGATATTGAGATTGAATGTAAGAACAATAGAATGATTATTTTTCCTGGGGCAGTTCCTCATGCAGCAACTAAAGTTTTGATGGAAGAGCAGTATAGAGGACAAAAACTAGGAAGATTTGTACTAGTTCAGTTACTTAAACTTGACATATCTAAGTAAAATGCAGTATAAACAATTATCAGATTGCGGTGAAGTATTTGAAATATCTAATGTGTTTCCACGTAGTTATTTCAATGCGTTAATTGAAGAGTTTGATTTTAAGCACAATTTTATCAACTTTGATAAAAGAGAACGTCCCGATCAACCTTTATTTGGACAACACATAGATAACAGTCATGGATGTAAAGATCATTTAGGATGTAACTACAAATTTATTCATGCTTTTCGTTATGTTGAACATGCTGCTAAAAAAATCTTAAAAAAAGATTTGCAGTTAGAAAGAATCAATACCAACTATCAATTTTATGGTATGGAATCTGATTGGCATTCTGATTATGAAGGTCCTGAAGAATTCTGGTCAATGGTCACTTTTATTAATTTTGAATGGGATTACACTTGGGATGGTCAACTCGTTATTTGTACAAAAAATAGAAAGTATATTAGCGTCAATCCAACTCCAAACACTGGAACTTTATTTCCTGCAAATCTAGATCACAGGGGAAGTGCCCCCAACAGATGGTGTAACAGTTGTAGGATGTCACTTGCATTTTTATTCAAAGTGGTGTAGAATGATGGACGTAGAAATTATTGATAATTTTTTAGATCAACGTTACATAGACTTCATCGAACAGTGGTCTTACGTTAGTGCAAAATGGGAGTATAGACCTGATATATCTTCATATCATGTACTAGACTTTCCTAAATCACCATGGCGTCATGGACTTTCTTCTACAATTCATGAACCAAACCGAAATTATTATTTTGAAAGTAGTAATACAAGTTTCATGATCCCATTTGTTCTAAAGGTTGAAGAAACTTTTGGATTAGAAATGAACAGTTGCTATCGTGCTAGATTTGATATGACACTCATATCACCAGAAAATTCTATTCACGATCCACATCAAGATTTTACACATCCTCATTATGCATGTATTCTTTATGTAAACGATAGTGATGGTGATACGGTCATCTACAATGAGACTCAATTTTGTGAACAATTTACAGAAAAACAGCGTATATCGCCAAAAAAGAATAGACTTGTATTGTTCAACGGATTGTACTTTCACACAGGACATTCTCCCAGTAAACATCAAAATAGAATCCTGGTAAATAGTAACTATAACGTCTCGGGATGACGTAAAACGCGCCCTGGTCGGGTATGTTCCCTTTTTTGTTAGTCATTCTTATGGATAAAGAAACTTTAATAAAGATGCTTCATCAAAATGAGAATGACTATCATGAACTTCCGATGTACGGTCTGATTTCAGATTGGTATCTTCGTTATTGGCACCTACATATTGCATTGTATCAATATTTGGAACTTGATAAAGAAGATTATTATGGTCCATGGCCATTAAGGCAATGATATGCCCCCGTAGCTCAGTGGTAGAGCAGGGCTTTTGTAAAGCTCAGGTCGCAAGTTCAAATCTTGTCAGGGGCTCCTTGGGGAATTAGCTCAGTTGGTAG